AACTATATTTGATTACAACCAACAATAAGAAATTTGATGCTTGGTCAAAGCAAATGAAGAAGAAATTGAAAGGTGCTGCATTAGACCATTTTAACTCAGGTTATAATGATGTTGTGAATGGCAATTATTTAGCGAGAGCATCTTTCGTCTGCTATTGGGAAATCTACGATAATGATTCTCTTGCACGATTAGCACCCGCTATTACTCAAGCGTCTTTTATTCATATGATGCACAGATTTATGGAAATGCAAATGCAAGAAGAAGTTGAAGTAGTTCAACAATTAATGTGGAATTTTTTACGCCTTCTTCAAAGACTTGAAGGTGAAAATAATGAAGAAGAGTGATTGGATATACTTGGCGAAAGCCATGTGGGAATATTCAGAAAAACATGAAGGTAAAATCAGTAACCTTCTAAAACAACTGATTAAAGAAATAAATAACAATAAGGAGATGATTACAGATGACATGGGAGAATATGAGCAGAATGTTACAAGCAACAGACCAATTGACACCAACTCAGCAAATTGGTCGGATTACTAGAGACTTAGAAGGATTTACGACCAGTAAGAGTAATCCTTCTTTAGTTCTTCAAATTCTTGATAAAGATAATTTAGAAGCAAATAATCTTGGTTTAGCCAAAGCAAAGAAGTGGATGGCTAAAATCTTTGATGTTTTTGATGATGAAATTGATGGATTAATGTATGCTCACGATGATTTAGGTGAAGCAATTTATCATCTTGACCCATCGGCTGAAAAGCAACGGAACTTTTCGGTTCAATATGTTCATCGTCTTTTGAACATGAATTGTGGAAAGATTGATTCTAATGAGTTTTCAATGATTGAAGAATCAATTTTGGCTATGTCTGCCAACGCACGACGTTGGTTTATTCGCTATATGCTTAGAACTCCGAGAAACGGAATCAATGAAGGAACAGTAGCGAAGATTATTGCTAAGTATTACAATACGAAACAAGCAGTTGTAAAGAAACATTTGAATTTTAATTCTGTTGAAGTAGTTTGTCGGTATTATTCTAACTATTTAGAACCTCCTTGTGATTTAACTTACGGAAAGTTTGTGAAACCAATGCTTGCTAAAGAAGTTCCGATGAATAAATGGCCGACTGATTTTGTTGTTGATTACAAATACGATGGAAACAGATACCAGATTCATATTGATGGCGACAAAACTATGATTTTTAATCGTAAGGGTAAAATTGTAACACAGCAATTCCCCGATGTTGTTGAATTGGTTCAAGGCTATGATATTGAAAACGCTATTCTTGATGGTGAAATCTATCCCATCTTAGAAAATGGCTCTCCTGCTCCCCATAAAACAATGGGAACAAGAGTTCATTCAAAGAATGTTCAAGAGGCTATGGAACGGGTCAAAGTAGAATGGGTTATTTTTGATTGTCTGATGCTCAACAACGAAACAGTCATGGATTTATCATATACAGAACGATTGGAGAAGATGAAAGACCTTCCTAATCAAGCGCACCGTATAACCGAAGGCGACATTATGGCCTTTTACCATGAAGCAATCAACGAAGGATTTGAAGGAATCATCGTTAAAGATGCAAGCCAACCATATCAATCAGGAAAACGCTCCGTTTTTTGGGCTAAATACAAACCTCCGCAGATAAACTTGGATGTTGTTATCCTTTCCGCAAAATATGGGGAAGGAAAGCGAGCCAATGTTTTCGGCACTTTTGAATTAGGCGTGAAGGCTGATAATGGTTTTCATAGCGTTGGGTGGTGTGGAACGGGCTTTTCGGATAGCGATTTAGTTCAACTAACCAACACCCTAAGACGTAATGTTGAGAACTTCGATAACGGACAATTCTTTGTTTCACCTGTCGTTATTCTTGAAGTTAAGGCTGATTTAGTTAGTCGTGATGCTAAAGATAATTTAGGACTTAGATTCCCTCGTTGTATTCGTATTCGTGATGATAAGTTTGTTGCAGATATTAATACCTTACAAGATGTGGAGAGATTAGAATGAGTGGTGAACACGCAAGTTGGAATGTAAAGTATATGCCCGATTCTTTTGGAAGACCCCAAAAGATTTCAAAAATGAACTTAAGACAAGTTAATGCCCGTATTAAAAGCACCAAAAATAGATTGGTAGCAAATAAATCTTGGCTTGATGGTCTGTATCAAAGAAGAGCAGTTTTAATGGAAAAGGCAGGAGAAACTGATTATAAAAGAAAAAACACAAATGAAAAAATTATTCAACATTTGCGTTTAAGAAAGGACTTGGGAGTAGATGAAGCGAAAGCAACTTACGACAACAAATTGAAGGCGATTCTTATGACAGCATTAGATTTCTTAGAAAGAGATAAACCGATTGAACTGGTTCAAAAAGTTCTGGAACAAGCGAGGGATGAATTATGATACAACAAGGAGAAATGACAATTATTGATGCTATAACTTATAGATGTTTAAAGATTGATGAGAACGGATATGCTCATCTTAAAAATATCTTACATGAACAAGGTAGACCTAAATTAGTTTTGCAGAAGTATTGTCCTTACATTGAAGATAATCAAATTATTATTCCTGAAAAGCCAGAATATCAGCGACCTAAACCAACAACTAAAATTAGTATCACAAAATTAATTCGTGAAAATACAGATTTACAAGTTTCAAATAACGCTAGATTTTTTATTACTGAATGGGTTGAAACAGCAATTGCGAACATGATAGCCAACGCAGAAGAAAACGCTATAAACAGGGGCGACTCACGCATAACAGAAGCCCACTTCTTTTGGCTTGAGACTAATAACGCACCTAATGGATATTGGCCTTCAAACAAAGAATATATGCAGGATTGAGAATTGATGTTCGATGATGCTCAAATCCAAAATTGGATTGAAGAGTTTGGAACAGCAACTAGTTTTACATTTCTTGTTTATGGGACATTAAGAGATGAAGAGTTATCTACATTAGTAAAAGGATTAATTTTTTTCCTAGACATGAAAGGATTTAATTCTGATGTTGCCGTTATTGTTGAATATATTGATGAGGATATGGCGGTGGCTTGGGAAACCTTTCAAGGAACATCTGTTTCTTTTGTTTTTGGCGGTGATATGTTGGATGCAGAAGAAATAGTAAAAGAGGTTATTTTAGATGGCCTTAAGTATCTAAAATATAAAAATGATTATTTGGGTCATTATAGGAGTGATTCTCATGTATAGTAAGGATATGTTAGTAGGTATCTTGCTATCAGCAGGAAAGTTAGATTTCAATATTGAAAGAGCAAAAGACTCGCAAATAGGTTATCGTGTAAGGGTGAAAATCATTCTTCGTGCTGAAGAGTCATTTCTTAGAGCAGTAGAAAGAACACTTCTTCAACATGAAATTACTTCTTCTTTCAAAGAAAAAGAATCAAAGACTAGACCGAAGCCAATTCTAAAAATTGGCGGGATTAAAAATCTGTATAAATTGACAGAATTAGTTCCCGAATTACCTGATGCAAAAGGTGAATGGGCAACATTTAGAGAACTCGTAGAATTAATATCGGAAAATAAACATAGAACATCAAGTGGACTTGATAGAATATTAGAAATAAAAGGGGTAATTTAATGGCACTAACCAATAAAAATAATGATAATAGAACAATACTACTTACGGGCAAAACTGGAACTGGGAAATCAACAAAAGCACTTACATTTGTTAATGACCCTATTGTTCTTTATGCCAACGATATTGATTTTGACGTAGGTTCATTTCCTGTGGAGAATGGTATCGTTATCGAAGATGTGCATTATAAACCTGATAAATCAGAAATCTTACACATTATTAGAAATTATCGTGGTCAAGTAGTATTGACTTCGATTAATCAAAAGTCTGTTCCGAAGGAAATAAAAGATATGTGTAAAATTAAAAGAGCAGGTTCTACTAATTTTCTCGAACAGACTATCAAAGAGATAGCACCAAATAGCGAATCTCCTTTCTCTTTAGAAAGAGACACTTATTCAATAGTAAATGGTTTCCTAAAAGAAAGAGATAGAGATTTAATCGCTGAGGTTCTTTTGTTTAACAAACCATCAGATACTCAGATTTTATCTTGGTTATCTGAAAATATGCACCCCAACAGATTAATTTTTGTTGATGGCAGGGTAAAGCGAAGATGGAGTCAAAGATACTTCTATGAGATGCTTTCTTATTGTCATACGGGTGGTTTTGTTGGACAATTGAATATGCCAAAAAGAAGAGCATATTCACAATTACCCAAATTAGCAAGAAGGTTGGGTGTAAAAAATCAAAGACTTCTTCCTGCTTTATTGAAAGATGAAGCGTTCAAAGAACAAGCAAAAAAGAAATTAAATAATGCAGAATGCAGACTTCTTAAGATTGGTGAAAAAAGAAGGAGAAAGAAAACGACTCCTGTTGTAATTACCCAATCTTCTTTAGAAGAATTTATGTGAGGAATAAATATGTTATGGACAGAAAAATATAGACCAAAGAAATTAAATGATGTAATAGGACAAGAACATTTTACATCAGATGCAAGAGGATGGATTGAAGAAAGAAATATGCCTAATGTTTTATTATACGGAAATCCTGGAAATGGTAAAACAGGGGCAGGATTAGCAATTGGAAGAGAAATATTAGGTGAAACATTTAAAGATAATTATGTTGAAGTAAATGCATCTGATGATAGAAGATTAGAGAATGTGCGAACTACTATCAAAAATATCGCACAAAGCGGAACAATTGGTGATGCACCATTTAGAATCGTATTATTAGATGAAATGGATGGTATGACCACCGATGCACAAAACGCACTAAAGCGTATCATGGAACGATATGCAAGTAATATTCGTTTTATTATTACCTGCAACGATAGAAATAAGATTATCTTTGCATTACAAGGTCGGTGCGCAAATTATCATTTTAAGCCTCTCTCTAATGAGGCTATGATGGAGGTTTTATCTTCAATCCTCAAGGCTGAAGAAATAACTCGATTCTCCGAAGATGAATTGCACTCCTTTATATATGCTATGAATGGTGATATGCGGAGGGCGATTACGGAACTACAAGCGGCAAAAGCCAGCAATTCCACCCTTAAAACGCAAATAAATGCAGGACTAAATGAATATAAAAAATTGTTATTGAAAATAGTCAATAAAGATACCTTCGCATTAAGCAATATACATGACTTATTACATAACGGATTTACCATCCGTGAAGTCTGTATTGGCTTACATGATGCAGTTATTGAGTCTGAATTAGATAGCAACATTAAATTCAAAGTATTACGAACAATTGGAGAAAGCGAATGGCGTTCAACCACTATGACTCCAAAAGTTTTAGCGTCTTGGCTCATTAGCCAACTATCATAGAATTGAACAAAACAAAACAAAAATATGGATGTGAAAAATATGGATGAAAACATGAAAGCAGAAATTGAGAAAAGTGCGACATACATTAGTATGACCGCAGAAGAAGCGATGAGCAAATTTGAAGAGATTTGTTCTGAAAATAACATTGAAACAACAAACCCTATTGCTAAGGGTCTTTGGAGAAACTTTGTTGCGAATGTGCGAAGAACCCAAAATTCAGAAGGTTCTGAACAAAAGGGCAACGATTCTTACTTCAAAGCAGCATTTGGTTTCTTCGTTTCTTTGGATGCTCCGAGAGACATGATGGCTTGGAACAGAATGAAAGCAAAAGAAGAGTTTATGAGAGATGCTGATAATGCCCTTGAACAAGGTATTGTTGCGATTGCTTCGCAAAATGCACTTGGAAAGTGGGTTGTTGCCCGTTATCATAATGGAGAGTATAATGAAAAGACAATGGGAACATTACCATCAGGAGCAGAAGAAGCAGAAGATGGCCGTTTCTATATTCCTTTGGATAATACCGCTACCTACATGAATGGCGGTAAAAACAACAATTACGGTAAGCCCCTTCCCGCAGAACAAATGCGACGAAGTGGCGTTTTCTTTGGTTCTATTGGAGCAAGTGAGGAAATGAAGCCTTATTACTTCTCTTACAAAAATCAAGCAGGGGTTGATTTTGCACCAAATACTTTTGAATGGGTGCATTTCCTTTGTATTGTCAATGATGCAGGAACAGATATTTATGGTGCAAAGGATTTGACACTACAAAGTCTTTCACTTAATTCTGATATGAACCCTGATAACGAACTCTATCGTGATATGTCATCCTTTGACTTTGAGGATTGTTTGAGAGAAAATTTTGAATCTCATCTTGTTCCTCTCGTTGATATGGATAAAGCACATATTGGCCGACAAGCACTTCCTTCTAAGGAAAGATATGTCATTACAGACGGAACAGTTTGTAATATGAATATGACTCCAACGAAGAACGGAAACAGAATTATCAATCTAACTGATTTAAATGCAGAAATGGATTATGATTCAGATGAAAGCGGTATTACTACTTGCTGGATTCCTGAGCATTTGACTCTTGATTTCGGTATTGGTTCTTCTGTTATTGTTATTGGCCGAACAAGCCAAAGAACAACAGATGAAGGAGTCGAGCCAACAACAATCAATGTTGCTGGTATTTACTGCACAGTTCGTCATGGTTCAGCAGTAGAAGTTTCAGTTCCAGTTGAAGAGGATTTCGACTGGTTTTGATTAAAAACCTTCCTTTGTGTAATCGTTGGCGTTAATGACGGTCATAGAGGTGCGAAGCCTCTCCCTTTGGAGGGTAAAATATGGAAGATTTAAAAGAAAATAGATATTTAGTAAAACAAACAAGTTATATTGTTGATTTGAAAGATGTAGATTTCATTACATGGAGTGCTAATGAAAGAGACTTAGGCAAATTTTTGGCTAAGTTGCACATCGGAACAAAAGAAACAAGATATATGTGTCAATCCGCAGAAGAATTAAAAGAACTTCTTCAAGGATGGGCAGATGCAAAAGGAAAAGAATTAGAAATAGAATTAGATGAAATAGAATGGTGATAACATGGGATTAACAAGTGGAAAAACAAAAATTGATGAAGGAATGGCACAAAACGCAAGGGTTGTTGCTTTTAAGGATAAACTGGCAAAACAAACGGCAGGGCGATTGGCTCGTAAAAATCGTTTAGTTTGTGGTATTTGGGGAGAACCAAAGACCGTTAAAAGCGGTTTGGCTCTTGATTTCCCAGATAAACAAATTTATGTTCTTGATTGGGATGATGGTTGTGAACCAACATGGCGACAAAACCATGAAATGACTGATAGGATTACTCTTTGGAATCCTGAAGTGCGAAACAAAAACGGTGAATTGGATATTCAAAAGTCTGAAGCAAATTCAGAAGATTTTGTTCTTTTTGTCAAGTCAAAGATTGAAGAAGGCGAAGATTGTCTTTTTGTCTTGGACGGTGTAGATAAGTGGCTCGAGTGCTGCACATTAGATGTAACCGGCTCTTCAAAAATTGGAAAGCCACAAAAGATGAAGTTTGAATGGGGCAAGCGAAACGCTCCGTTTTATTCTCTTTTGATGATGTGTAAGAATCTTGATTGCGACCAAATCTACATTACACACGCAAAGGCTGATTATGGAGCAACGGGTGAAGTTATTGGTTCTAAACCAAACTGGCACAATTGGGGTGATTATCTGTATCAAATTATTTCAACAAGAAGAACACGCAAAAAGAACGATGTTGTGTATAAGGCTGAATTACTCAGCAGTAAAACCAACACCGAATTAGTAGGCAAATCTTGGGAAACATTGACAGTTGGTAGCGGTAAAGTTTCTTGGGAAGGAATGCCTGAATTGCGTGAGGGATTGATTTGAAGTTCACAATTGATAGTGATACCTTAAAGAAAGCATTAGAAAGTGTTCAAGTAAAAGGTAAAGGAACAACAAGTGGCGGTTTTGGCAACACTAATTTTGGCAGTTATGCCTATATTGTTGCTGATACTGCTTCTATTGAAATATGGAATGGTAATCCAACATTCTGTGTCAAAATTGTTATTGATGCAAATGTTGAAGAACAAGGCAGGGTTTGTGTTGATAGTTCAACAGTAATCCCCTATCTAAAGAATTTTAGCGGAGAAGATATTATTTTCTCCGTTAGTGATTTTGTTCTCATCAATTGTGGAACAAAGAAAGCATCTATTCCTTTGGTTGTTAATCATCCAAATGCTGATGCTATCTCAAGACTACAAAATATGCTTAACCCAATTTCATATGAAATTCAGCCTCAGACGCTTTTCAACTTTGGTAAATCTAAGTTTGAAGGTGCATTTACTCTAACACAAAGACAATTACAGGATTCAATCAAAGCCTGTGAGTTAGTTAAGAGTGGGGTATATAAGTTTGATTTTAATAAGGGTTTGTTGAATATTTCAACACGCCAAAATGTTACAAACAAATACGAAGAAACAATAACTCCTGCTTTTCCTACGGGAGAACCCGCTACGGTGGAGTTTAGTTCGCCAATCTACGCTTTCTTTGAGAAAGACCAGATGTTGAACTTTTATATGAGAGATGATTTTCCTCTCTTAGTTGTAGCAAATGATAGAATGCTATTGAAAGCACCGCATATTTCAGGGTGAATAATAATGATAATTAGTAAAATGGATGATGGAAATAGAATATACAAATCTTGGAGAGAAAATGGAGAGAAGAAACATGAAATTGTTCCCTTTCGACCTTATTTTTATGTCAAAGAAGATAGCGCAGAACCATTTGAATATAGACCTACTAAATATATTAGTCGGGAGTTTGAGTATATTCGTGGCGACTGGGTTAATCTTAATAATGAGCCACTAAAGAAGGTTATTGTTGAGACTTCTCATGATATTAGAAAAGCAAAGGATTTATTCGGTGAAACCTATGAAGCCGATGTTCCTTTTCACTTTCGGTATTGTGTTGATGAATTAGATGAAATGCCCGAATATAAAATGCGTAAATGGTATTGGGATATGGAATGGCAACAAGGTGGAGATTATCACGACCAATTGACTACAATTGTTGTTTATGATAACTATGATGAATTGTATTATCAATGGGTATGGTTTCCTAATTACGATGATTCTTTAGAAGGAAAAGACATAAAAGATTTTGATAAGTTTATTTTCTCAAGTGAAAGAGATATGATTGAGAACTTTATGACAACTATGGTTGTAAAAGACCCTGATATGCTAATTGCTTGGTTTGGTCATTTTGCTGATTTACCAAAGTTATTTGAACGGGCTTGTGCGGTGGGTCTTGACCCTCGCATTATTTCACCAACGGCAACAGTTAAGGGAGTAAAGTCTGTAAAAGATGGCTTTGAGTTTAAATATTCCGAGAAAGGTTTTTCACCAATTGAACAACCTATTGGTGGGCGAATTACGCTTTCTTTGGACTTGGCATTTGAAAGACAATGGAATGATTCTCAAAGAGGAACATTACCTTCTCTTTCTCTTGATTATATTGGTGAAACAGTTCTTGAGAAGAAGAAATTAGTTTCGGAAAAGTTTCCTGATACCAACGAATTTTACCGTAGGGCTTGGCTTGAAGATACAGAAACATATCTCCAATATGCTTTGAGAGACGTTGAATTGATGGTTGAAATTGATGAAACTAATTTTTGTAGTGAAGCAATCCTTTCTCTTCAACGATTACTGAAAGCACCATTTGATGCTTGCTTTTATGCAAGCCATATGGGTTCTATTTACTTTATGCGAAACGCTTGGTGGAAAGCACCAACGGGTAATAAAGTAGATAAAAGACAGGAATATGAAGGTGCGATGATTTATGACCCGTTAAGCGAAGGAACAAATGGATTACATCTTAATGTTGCTGCTTTTGATTTCGCAGGACTATATCCTTCAATGATGATAGCAAGGAATATTTCATGGGAAACTAAATCATTAGAGCCAACAGAATTTGCAGTAAATATTAGCACACCAAGAGACTTTAGTGAAGTAAAACAAGCAAATTATCTATTTTACAAAACAGATAAACTTGGACTATTACCAAGAGCAGTTCTCGAACTGAAAGAGTTAAGGAATGAATATAAGCGTTTGATGCGAGAAGCAAGAGAATCGAACAATGGCGAATATGCTAAGTGGTATAACAATCAAATGGCAGTAAAGCGATTAATGGCTTCTTTTTACGGCATTGTTGCCTTTCAAGGATTTGGATGGGCTGATGTAGATTTAGCCGCTTCTATTACTGCAAGTGCAAGAGAAGCAATTCGTTTGGCTGCATTTGCCGCAAAGGAGATGGAATAAATGCAAAGAACTACTACCAAACAAGACTATCCCTTTATGCATTCAATTAGGGATTTGCCCAATGAAGAATGGCTATCTATGTTAGACGGCCATCCCTTAGCAAAAGAATTTAGCAAGGCTTTAGCAAGAGATACTCTATTGCTAACAATTTATACTTGGTTTGAAAATGAAGAGATTATAAGCGATTGTATAGAACTCGTTGATTTAATCAAAAGTAAAGCAAAGGAGATGGAATAAATGGGAAGAAGTGCAGGAAATTATAGAATAAAAA